GATTTTTTCTTCTTACCACCGCCTCGTTTTGATTTGGTCTGGGTAACTTTAACTTCTCTAACTTCACCATCGTCGTTACCTTTACTTATGTCGGCTGGTGGTTCGGCTATATCCGAAATATCATCTTCGATATCAATTTCGTCATTCATTGGATTATCAATTGGAGGAATACTCGTTGTACTCATGGAAGGTTGTGGAGGCATCATAATATTACCCATGAGACTCGAAATGTCTATACCTGGACCCTGCATTTCGTGTCTCCCGTTCGCATCCGTAGATGGTCCCGTCGCCTGTTGTTGCGACTTTGGAACGGTATTCTGTACCGCAGAAACCATGTTCTGAACGAGTCCTGGGTTCTGTTTGATAACATCGTTCATGTTAGGCATAACTGATTTAAACATACTATTCGTCAAGTGAAACATCATCGCAGATCCACCAAGCATCATTATGAGTTTGACTTCTGGTGCAACGTGCATTTTCGTTCTATACTTTACGTATAACTCTTCGAATACCTCATCGTAATCGTCAACGTTTTCCATGACGTTTTCAGACCATCCGTCGAGCTGAATTTCAAACGGGTTATATTTTTTATTCAAAAATTCAAGACCTGTTGTACACGCCACGAGCATACGTCTCGAAAATTTAATGGATTTATCAACATCTATGCTATACGTAATTCGCTTAACTTCATTTCTAAGTTCGTCTATGGGAGAATATGCATTCAAACGTTTATTCACGGTAAACCCTTTTTTTTCTAATCGACCAATTTTGTTTACAAGATCAGCCTTCTCCTCGTCTATTGTTTTATACCCGGGTGATGGTTTCTCTTCCTCGTAGCCACCACCACCGTATTCATACGTTGGTTCGGGTTCACCCACATCCTCGTACTCTCCGTAATCAACGGGTTCTTCTGGTGGTGGAGCAGAAGGTCTGGTCTGTTTATCCGGATTCGCGAAAGAATCTATATCTTCCTGGAAAGTTTGTGTCTCTGGGGGAGTAAATTGTGTAGCCATACGTCTAGGCATTTGCTTTTTTACAGGCTGAGGTCTGGGAACTGTAATTTCAATCTCATCCATCAAAGCCTGTTCGTTATCGTCAAGTTTCATGACATTCGTATTATTCCGATTAAGTATGATCTCACCGTCCATATTAATCTTTATATTGAAACTATTATAATTTCTTTAACGCACTTAATAAAAAAAATATTGGATCAATACAAATGATTAAACTCAACTCCACTAACAAAAATACTCTCAAGGCGATCGTATTTGTCTTTGCAATTTTATGCGCCCTCGCCGCCGTGCGAACCAGTAAGTACCAGACCGTCGATATCGAAACCTCGGACGAAGGGTCGCTCTTCGATCTCGAATCCAAGGAAGAATGTCTCAAGGATTCGTATTATTCGGATAGTAGAGGCGGTGTTTGCGGTGGTCAAAAATTGGTCGTCGCGCAAGCGGGATACAAGATGAAGTAAAATCTCCAGTATATATAAATGGCGCTAGTGACTAGCCAGTCAACTTTACCAGATTTCGAACACGAATATCATACAGTTATTATTGATAACTTAGATCACGGTTCAGAGAATACAGATTTTACATGTTTTTTACCAACACCACTCGAAAATGTCGTTCAAGCACAATTAGTTGCCGCGAGTATTAACACAACAGGTGATGCTCAAAGGTGTATACATATTGGCATAGAACAACTCAAAAGTAATTTTTCCCAACGTGGGAAACAGGATCTCGAAGATTCAGATGATAACCACATTAATGGTATTTTTGGTACAATTATTTGCGAGCATTTATTGCATGCTGGTAGTGGTGCCCAAAAAGCTGTTTTCTTCAAAAACGAGTATCCAATAATACAACAATATTATAGCCCAATCCGAAAACTCGATAGATTAACATTCGATTTGGATAAACAGGACGGTGGAGCAGCCGCATGTGGGGATGTCGTTTTCGTTTTTAGATTCGTTTGCAAAAAAAGAAATTTGCCCTTCAAATAATTTCAGGGCGCCACGCACGTATAATTTAAACCTCTTATTAATATAAATGTCTTCTGGTGTTGTTCAACTTATCGCCATTGGTGCACAAGATAAGCACATAATGGGCGAACCAGAAATTTCATTCTTTAGTTCCACTTTTAAGCGTCACTCTAATTTTTCACAATCCGTCGAAAAGCAAACGATACAGGGAGCTGTGAAAAATAACGCTATGTCATCCATAAAATTTGAACGATCTGGTGATCTCTTAGGATACACGTATCTTGCTATAGATAATAACGTAAAAGCACTCGATGTTAACAGATGGGATAATCTCATAGATAAGGTCGAACTACTCATAGGAGGTCAGGTCATAGATACACAAGACTCGGCTTTTACTGAAAAAATAGCCATCGATACGTTCGCAACAAACATGTCTAAAAGCGCCATGGGTACACACCCAGGTATCAGCTCTAGATCATATTTTTACCCGTTCAGGTTCTTTTTCTGTGAAGGTGCTCAGTGTGCTTTACCAATTGTTTCGTTACGGTACCACGACGTTGAACTCCGCATTTATTGGGGTTCACAAGCGAGTAATTATAACTTCGAGTGTTATTCGAACTACTATTACTTGGATAACGAAGAACGCGGAAACCTCGTTTCCCGAAACCATAATTTACTCATTACACAAGTTCAAAAAAGTATACCATCAAATGAACTTATACAAGAACTTACGTTCAACCACCCCGTTAAGTATCTCGCGTGTTCGGATACAACAACAGAAGGTGCGTTAACATCCGCAACGAATAAAGTGAAAATCGAAATTAACGGTCTCGATTTGTGTAATTTTAAATTCGGAAAACCACACTTTATGGAAATACCCAATTATTACCATACGACGTTCGTCACGTCCCCTGATTTCTTTTTATACTGCTTTTGCCTCTCGACGAGCTCACTCCAGCCGACAGGAACGCTCAATTTTAGTCGATTAGATTCCGCTAAGGTAATCAGTCAAACCACCAAAATAAATGACCCAATATACGCGGTTAATTATAATATTCTTAGAATTGAAAATGGTATGGCCGGATTAACCTACGCAAATTAAAATACATACTTATATTAATATGGTTAAAAACTTACCTACCATCGAGCGGTCTACCAAAATCCGGTTTGGTAAACACGCTAATGATGATCAGGCCGAAAACACGATCGTGTTCAACGCCTCCGATAGTTCGATTACAGCCACTCAAACTGGTTCCGTGTACATGACACCAGTTAGAACCGCAGAAATTTCAGGGTCTACCTTTTTAGGGTACGTACCAGGTACAAAGGAAGTTGTGGATACGGGTGTATTAACATCACTTTTAGGTGGTGTGACTTTGGAATCTGCCGCAGATCAAGGTAATACAGTATCAAACGTCGTTCAATTTATAAACGAAACAACCGGTTTCATAACATCGTCTAATGTTGGTATATCAAATACCGCACCCACACACGCCTTATCGGTAAAAGACAAGGTTTTTATAGGTGGTCCTACAGGTGATCCAGATGATCTTCGTATAGAAGGTAATACAAAAACCACTAAATTACAAACGGGAACAGAAGTTACCATCGATAAAAACGCCACGAACAAAATCCAAGTTTCGGGTATTATCAAAACAGATAAACTTCATGCAGATTTTATAGGTATTTCAAATGTAGCGCCTACAAACTTAATAAGTATTGGTCCCAATGGTGAAACCACGTTTAATATTCCTACACATACAACATATGCACTTAGTACGACCGGGAACGTTAATGCACAAAATTATATAGGTGATGGTGGTCTCTTATCAAATATATCGCTACAATCGGTTTCGGATAAGAGTAATATAACGTCAAATACCATTATTTTTTCGAACAATGATGTTGGTGTAGAAGCACTGGGTTCGATAGTAGCAGATGGTGGTTTTTTTGGTCGGATTAAGGGTTCAAATGCAATAGTCGCAAGTACAGTTACGGCAACTTCATTTACTGGAAGCGGTACAAATATAACAGATATCGATCCAACTCATATTAATGGTGCTATTGGTGTTGGTGCTGGCGGTACAGGTTTGACTTCATTTACCGAAGGTGATATAATATACGCAAATGGTTCAGCTTCACTCGCTGTAATAGGTCCAGGTTCGGCAAGTGCGGGACAGTTTCTTAAAATGAATTCGACTAAAACGGCACCCGAATGGTCCGATGTTCCACTCACGTTAGACGAAGTACTCGCATCACAAACTGGCGTATCTAACGTTTCCGACGAAGTCATAACATTATCCAAGGGGTCGGGTGTGGCCATGGAAATAGAAACAGCTCAATTAGCATTAAACGGGTCTGGAATCGTATTAAATGCACCAAATGGTGTTATATCTGCAGATACGTTTGCAGGTAATGGATCGTCTATAACACATTTAGATTTGGGTGATGCTACTAATACCGGTCAAGTTTCTGTTGCTCGAGGTGGTACGGGTGCTGTTAATACAACCGGTACCGGTGATAACGTATTAGCAGGTTCTCCAACTATCAACGATCCAACTATTACAAACGGTGTAGTAATATCTTCGGGAGGTCTTAAACAGGATTCTCTATCTCCGTTGAGTACACCATACGTGAACAGTTCCGGGGTATTAGAGGATAGTAAAACATCTTTTAACCCAGGTACCATGGTCACGTCTATTAGTTCAAACGTAGCCATATCCGGAAACTTAAACGTAGCCGGTAATATTACGGCACAACACACGACGGATCACTTCATAACTGATAATATATTTGCAGTTGCACACAACAACACCATAGATGCTAAAGATATGGGTCAACACATGACGAGACCAGCCGCAAACGTATTTGCAGGTTTCTTAGGACAAACCATGGCTAACGAATATACAATCGCTTACACAGAAAGTAAATCCGAAAGTCAAACTATCGTACCAACTCTTACTACACCAGACGGGTATATTACCGCAAACGTTTGGGGCAACGTATTAGCGGGTAATGTGACAACTACTGGTACAATACAAGCTACAAATCTGAACATTGATGGTATACACGCAGGTGAATTTCTATATGGTACACCATCTGGTACAATGTCAAAATTATCAACATCGGGTGGTAATGGTAAATTTTTAAAACTTACCGGAACAACACCATCGTGGGCCGCCGTTTCTTCAGATTTACAAACTATTACAGATGGGGGTGCAACAACAACCCGCACGATCGCGTTTAATAACGCGACAACGGGTTTAACATCCGCGGGTGATATTGACATCGCCGCTACAAAACAAATCGATTACGCGGGTGATGTTTTGCTTAAATCGTCGGCAGGTGCAATAGCATCTTTGAAAATCGATAACGCTATAAAACTCGACCCAGCGCACGCATCACCTACAAATAACGTTTTATCGTTTAATACGTCCACGGGTGAGATTTACGATTCGGGAGGACAAGGTGGTTCGTCGCTCGATAATATTCACGAGTACAAGGCAAACGTCTCTATAGGTCCATCAGTCGCATCCGCTAATCTTACAGTTAACGTATTCGAATCGAATGTACTCACAGTTTCGGGGAACGTATCAGTAGATAACATTACAATAGGTACTTTACACGTCGCCGCATCACCATTTAGTTTGGACGATGTTGCCGAAGCACATGCAACCGCAAACGTAACATCCAACGTTCTTCAATTTACAGGTCCAGTAAACACAGTTTTACACGATAACGCATTTATTACGACGAAAAGTATTAAAATCGGTTCAAACGTTAACGCTACAGGAAACCTCGTATCTCAAAATATACAACTCACGAATCCAGATATAACGGCAACAATGTCCAGTACAGATACCATAACCATAGATGCTAAAAATAAAAGTTATGGAACATCACCTCTTGTTGTTTTAGGAGGCGATCTAACTAGTCTCGTATATTCAAATCTTATAAATGGCGCGCAAATAGTTGTACCATTTATAGCAAACGGTGCAAATAGAAATATATCAAAAACATTATCGAATGTTAACTGGTATGTCCAGACAGCAGATGTTTCTATAAAACAAAATGATCAAGCACTCATGACCGTATCAAATGTTGCAGGGAATGTATACATGAATGCAATAACATTTACATCAGGATCGTAATTTTTTTAATTTTTTACTCTTTCATATTATACATAGGCTTAAAAATAAAAAACCTTAGTATAATATAAAATATGTCTGGAGGTATAGCCCAACTCGTTGCTATTGGTGCCCAAGATGCGCACCTTGTCGGTCAACCCGAAGTTTCCTTTTTTAGATCTAACTACAAACGTCACACAAATTTCGCCCAAACTGTTGAAAGACAGGTTATCCAGGGCAACCCAGTCGCTAATGGTATGTCGACCGTTAGATTCGAGCGTAAAGGTGATATGCTCGGATATGTCTACATCTCGAACAGAAGTGCGGATATCACCAATTGGGCTAACAAAGTCGCCAAAGTTGAACTTTTGATCGGTGGTCAAGTCATTGATGACCAAACTGATGAGTTTATTAGAACACTCGCGCCAGTTACCACGAGTCAAACGTACTCCAAGTATAAGTTTAACAACCAATACTTCTACCCACTCAAATTTTCGTTTTGCGAAAACGCTCAGTCCGCGATTCCATTGGTCGCGCTCCAATACCACGATGTTGAATTGAGAATCACGTGGGGTTCGTCGGCGACTGACGACGCGGAAGTGTATGCCCAATTCATCCACCTCGACACGGATGAACGCACGGTCTTGTCCGCTGAACCACAAAACATGCTTATCACACAAACACAAAAGTCTATCAAATCTTCCGCCAAAACGCAAGAAATCAACTTCAACCACCCAATGAAATACTTGGTTGCCGTTAATGGTATGGTTGCCTCTAAGGCCAAGCTCCAAATTAACGGTACGGATGTCACTGATGCGAAGGCGGTTCGACCACACTTTACATCGGTACCAGTCTACTACCACACACAAGCTGCGGATACGACTGCCACTGCGACGTTCTTGCAACCATTCTGTCTCGATACGTCCAAACTCCAACCAACTGGGTCGCTCAACTTCAGTAGACTCGATTCCGCGAGACTCGTTTCTGACAACGAATCGTGGGGTAACGACATCTACGGTGTTAACTACAACATCCTCCGTATCGAAAATGGTATGGGTGGTTTGATGTATTCCAACTAATTTAATTTAAATAGCCAGTTATTATAAATGTTCTGGCAACTTGTTTTTCTCACTGCTTTTATTTTTATAATTACATACGATCCCAAGTCCGGAACTTTGAATCATCTCGTCGACTCCAAACAAGAACCCGCTCAAAATGCAGAGTGTAAAGAAGGTCACTTCCAGGAGATTCAATTTGCTCAACAAGGATACGAATGCCCCAGGGAACAAAGTGTTCACATGGGTGCGATTATACGAACTTAAAAACATAATTCTACATTTCAGTATAAAATGCTTACGTTCGATCGTGATACCGCAATAATTGTAGCCATAGCAGTATGTGTTGCTGCTACTATTTACATGTATTTAGAACTCAAAAACACCAAGGAAGAAATGGAAGGAGTTAAGGGTGTTAATGGTAAAATAACTTCATTTTTATCCAATATTAGACCAGTTGCACCACCACAGTCTTATCAAGAACAAGAACAAGAAAATAAAGTTGTAAAGCAAACCCAAGTAGAGGTTGAGAATGATGAAAATTCAGAAAGCGAGGAAGAATCCTCAGAATAATCATCTCGCTAAATTATAACTTGCAAATGCGCAATGAAGAAATACAAAGCTATTGCTATTCCTGTATCGTTTACTGGTGATAAACCAAAATTTCTCACCGTCCGGGATCGTAGATTCAAAGATTGGATTTTCGTCACCGGAGGGTGCAGGCGAAGAGAAATACCGAATCCCATACGGTGTGCCTTACGTGAATTAGACGAAGAAACACGTGGGGTCGTCAACCTTAAAAAAGGTGAATACACGGATTTTAAGTTCATTGTGAAAGAAAGTCCGGGTGTCGAATTAGAATATAACGTTTTCGTATTTTACGTAAATTATACTAAACAAGAACAAGACGAACTTGTACGAAAGTTTAACGAAGAAAAACAAAAAACAAATTTAAAAAAAATACAAAAATTACCCATTAAGCGAACGCACGACGAAAACGATTTTATGAATTTTGAAACACTAACCGAATTTAACAAGAAGAAACAGTGGGATAGGATTGTTAAGAATGTTCTTAATAACCCCGAATTCTACTCGTGTGTGACTTCTATCCATAGAAAAAACTTCTGTATTAAATAATGAAGTCCAAGTCTTATATTTTATCTCAGATTAAGGAACTACTCGTGGAAAGACATGGTTATACCATGGAAAAGGCAGAAAGGTACGCTGAATTACATAAGGAAGATAAAGTTTATGAATTACTCGTTTTAAAGAAAAATTTATCAGAAGAGGAAGAATTTCCAGAAGTTTCTTACAGAAGAACAATTTGGAGACACCACTACGATAGTGAATGAATATAAAAAAATAAATATAATAATTGGTAAGTGAAACCATGTCTAAATTTAAACAATGGTGCAAAGAACAAGGGTTCTGGCATGGCTCCAATATATCACATGTGCTCATGGACAAAGGCGTCCTTTCCGTGCCATTTGATAGATTGAATGATTTTTATGAAAAATGTGTAGAATCCTACAACTCGAGTGAAAAGATATACGTTGTAGAACAGAAAACAGAAAATTATAACTTTTTTGTAGATCTCGATTATAAAGACGAAGAAGCATTATCACCAGAATCCGTGAAAAGCATTTGTCAAGTTATATGTGATAAGGTAAAAAATAAAGGCGGTAAAGATGCACTCGTTTCATACGCACTACCAAAACCAGGTGGTAATGACCTTATAAAGACGGGTGTACATATAAATTGGCCAGAGTTCGTAGTAAACCGATCATCTGCACTAGCTCTCAGAGAACATATAATAAATACACTCAATACAGCATACGGTTCAAAAGATTGGAATGATATAGTGGATGTAGCAGTATACGGAAGTTCTTCTAGAAAAACACAAGGTAGTGGATTTCGTATGCCATGGTCTCATAAAATGGGTAAACACGAGAAGTGTTCCGGAAAAGGGTGTGAAGAGTGTAATAACACGGGGAGAGAAACACAGGGAGAATATAGACCGGTATTCATGTATAGAGCAGGGAGTGATTTTACCATGTTAGAAGAAATAAAAAACAAGTCTGTTGCAAATGTTGATATGCTACATATGGCAACTTTACGAACAGAAAGTGATGATCCAATAATAATCGAAGGTACAGGAATAAAAACACAAGACAATACTTTCTCACCCGAACAATTGAAAAATGAATTCAAGGATCAAGAAGTACTTGGATTAATAGAAGATTTTGTAAGAAAAAATTTAGAGGGTCAAAGTACAGCGAGAATAACGAAAATATACGAAAGTAATAATCATTTTCTCGTATCAACAAACTCATTTTATTGTGAAAATAAGAAATGCGATCATAATTCTAATCACGTATGGTTTCATATAATAAACGACACAATAACACAAAAGTGTTTTTCTACTACTAACATAATAAGACAATTTGGATTTTGTAAAGATTTCAGGGGAAGAAAACATAAATTACCACCAAAAATAACAGATAAACTATACAAGGATATAGAATTTGCAAAATATACAGAAAGAAAACCAGTTAAAATAGAACCAGAGCCAGATAAAATGGAAGATGTCGATGTAAAAGATCTACTCGAAAAGTTTATTAAAAAATATTTAGTAAAAATCAATGATTTTAATATTATAAAACTGGAAAAAAAGAAAAAGGCAAGGACATACACAGTTCATATTTCCTCATACCCGTGTGAAGTATGCAATAAAAACGTACATTTTCAAATTTCTAAAAATAAAATAGAGAAAAAATGCAATTGTATGAACCGGACACATATTCTCTCAGATAAAATCACAACTAAATTATAGAATGCTAGCTATACTCTTCTTAGCGATTGTTATATTCATGGTATCTTCCTTAATAAAGAATGAACCAGACACTAAAAAAATACATGATTTAATAAGACAAACCTATAAGTATTCAGGTCTAGACCAGACCGCATACACCGATTTTTACGCAAACATAAAACTTGCATTAGATAACATTAACCAAGAAGATGTTTCTAAAAAGTCTTTACATAGAGCCCTTGCTAATTTAGATGAAATTGGTCTAAGTACAGTATCAGGAGATACAGAAGTTCAAAAAGAACTTTATAAGATTAATGTACAATTAGAAGCGTATTTCGACGAATTATATATCAGGGAACGCATAAAAACGATAAATGAGTAAAATGCTTAAAGGAAAATTGTTTTATTAAATTATAACATGACTATGGGTGTTAAAACACGATCTGGGAGAATATCTAAAAAACCAGATAGATTAGAATTATTTGAAGAAGTAGAGGACGATTATAAGGAAAATGAATACGATTCCGATGTCGATTTACTACAGACAGATGATGAAGATTTTTGTACTGATGACGAAGAAGACAATTCGGAAGAAGAATACGACTCAGATGAAGACGAAAACGGAAATCTAAAAGATTTTGTTGTTGACGATGAAGACGGCGATGAAGAATATTCAGATGAGGAAGACGAGGAATATTCAGATGAGGAATAACGGGCTTAAAAAAATAGTTTTAAAAAATATAAATGGAAGCAGACGTTGGAACACCAATCGAATACAATCCTGATGACTTTTCAAAACAAGATAATTTTCATAACGAAAACGAAAACGAAAATGAACCGGAACGCGATGAACACTATTACGTTCCGCCTCATCAACAAATATACCCACAACACCAACAAATGCACCAAGAAAAGTACGATATATTCGCGAACCTTGATAAAACAGGGTATGTTATAATATTCGTAGCATTTCTATTGGGTTTTTTTATGGGTAAAACCATGCAACCAGTCATTCTTAGACCTGGATAGTTTTACCGCTTATCCACATGTGTTGCGATTTTGATTGTTGCCCCTCAAATGTACCAAGACTACCATATGTAGTACCAGTAAAATACGACCTACTTACAATAAGTGGATCTTTCATAATGTCAGTTGCTACATCTGATGCAGTAACAGGTTCTTCAGATTCTGATTTACTTTTTCGATCTCTATACAATCGTAAAAATAAACCAACCGAAAATATTACAATAAGAATGGTGATTATGTTCAATATAATACTCAACATACTTACATTTATATAACAAAAATAATTTACGCTTCTGGATCAATATTTTCCTTATTTTCAGACGAGACTTCCTCCTCACCGCCAATTTCTTCCTCCTTTACCTGTGCATTTACGGAATTTTCAACTTGTGCCTTTTTAGCTTCAATTTCCACGGCCAAATCTTCCTTTTCTCTCCTTTCCTTTTCAGAATCAAATTTTTGCATGGCTTCAATCGAATTGAAACCACGATCCTTTGCATCTTTTTCCATAGATTCCATCGCATCTTTTTCCCTCTGTTCTTGTCTTTGCTTCATTTCTTGAGCAACAATAGCGTCTGCTTCCTTAACAAGTTCTTCCATGTCCACATCAGGTTTCTCTTTCTGAAGTCTTTCCAAAACTTCTGCTGGATGACTAATCGGTGCTTCATCAGGTTTCGTATAATATTTGGAATTTTCATCACCACCCTTGAAATACGCATCAGAGCCTGCAGGTTTCTGTGCTTGCATATCACGCTTACGTTCTTCAAACATCTTGGCAGCCTCGGCCTGGTTTTCTCTATACCCACACATCAATTCTTCAAGCTTTTCGTTTGAATAGTGTGCATCTTCAATTTTAGTCGGATCTGGTGGAATTAACAACCATTTATACATATCAACGACATAAATATCAAAAGTCGCATCTTCCTTTTGAAGACGCTTCGCGTGGTTCGCAGCTTCGTCACGAGTATTAAAAGCCCCTCTAATCTTAATACCAAATTTATCGTTTTTTTGTGGTGCTTCCGGTCCTACGACCGACAAACAGGCGTAAATCTGACCCGGAACGGTAGTATAATCTTGCTCTAAAGTTGACATATTTTATATAATTAACTGGTTTAAAAACTTTAAGTACATTTATTACAATAATGAGTAAAAAACACGATTTTTGGAATAAACAACCAGTTCCACAGAATAAAGTCATATTTAAACAAGACGGTGAAATAGACCATTCCAGAGAATTAAAACACGATGAAAATAAACTTCCAGATGGTTATAAATGGAGTTCGTGTAATTTAACCGAATTATGCGAGTTCCTAAAATATAATTACATTCAAGACGATACCTTCGAATACTCGTATTCGAAGGATCTTTTGGAATGGGCAATACATCCGCCATGGTACCGAGATGAATGGAACATAGCTATACGAAAAAGCGATACAAACGAAATCGTCGCTTTCATGTCAGGTATACCTCTCGATATTCGTGTAAACGATAAAACTATGCGAATGCTTCAAATAAACTTTTTGTGTGTTTCTAAACAACTTAGGGACTCTAAGTTTACACCCATGCTTATAAACGAAGAAAAGAGACGTATGAATTTACAAAATATATGGCAAGCCGCTTACACGGTCACGAAGTTTTTACCGACACCCGTCGCAAAAATTACGTATTTTCATAGACTCATACACACAGATAAACTCAACGAATTAGGGTTTTGTGAAGTAAACAAACATTCACACCACGTAAACGGTGAAACTCGTTTCAGAGAAATGCAGGAATACGATATACCGAGGGTTAAAAAAATGCTACAAAATCATTTTAATAAGTTCAAACTCTCACTAAACATAAACGAGGAATACATAAAACATTGGATTATGCCTAGAAAGGGTACAATTTATTCGTACATTAGCAAAGAAGAAGACAAATTCCTAACTTTTTATAGTTTGGATTACGTTATGAAACCAAATAATAAAATTATAAAACAAGCTAATGCTTTTTACAACGTAGGAAATTGCTTACAAGATGCCATAATATTGGCACGTGATTTGGGTTTCGATATGTATAACTGTTCAAATATATCTGTAGATGAAGAAGAATTGAAGAAACACGGGTTCGTCGAAGGTACGGGAAATAATCATTATTACCTTTGGAATTGGAAAATAAACCAGGAAATCAAACCAAAAGATATAGGTTTCGTTATGATATGACGTCCAAATCCATTCATTTCTAGAAGATCGAGATTGTAGAAATGGGTGGATCTAAAAAATAAAAAAGTTTGTTACTCCGTAACTTACAAACAACTTTTTTTGAAAAA